ATTAATTTTATTTCTTTGTTATCTTCTTTACTTAATTTAGGTAAAGATAATGTCAATGCTTGTTCAAAGAATGTAGTACCATTTTCTCTAGAAGAGGTAATAGTCTGTTCTAATGAACTAGCTCCTTTAACATCATATTCATAAGCACTAAAAGTTCCACTTAAATCTGTTATTTCATCATCTGTTTCAGTAACAGTTCCTAAATCACCAAAATCTACAAAGTAAACTTTAGTTATTCCACCAACTACATCTTTACATGGTACTTTTCTGCCTTTTGTTAAATCACAAGCCATTTTTTTTAAGTATTAAAAGGGAGTTTTTACACTCCCTAAAGTTATTAATCTTATGAGTAAAGAACTATATCAGAACCAATACCATATTGAACTCCTGAAGTATATCTCATAATTACTCTACAATTTTGAGAACCATCTAAATCACCCATGTCTAAAATCTTAACCTCATTTAAATCTGATAATAAACCAGTACCGAAGTATAAATTAGATTTTTGTGCAGCCATTGCTGTATTATCAGCAAGTCCATTAGCAACAAACAATTTAACACCATCAAAAGAAAGTGCTCCATCACCATACCACATATGAGATTGTGCATTAACACCTGAATTAGTAGCAGCAAAACCACCTAATGCTCTTACGTATGCTCTGGCAATATTCTGTGAAATGTAAATGTGCATATCTTCTTTAGCATATAAAGCAGAAGGGATAGCATCTACAATTTTTCCAAGTTCAGTAACTACATTAGCAGCATTTACTGTAGTTCCGACTACATCTACTACATCTGCATCAGCAGTAGCAAGTGTAACTAAACCATCAAACTCACCTGCAGTAGCATTAGTCCCACTCCAAATATTTTGCTCTGTCTTTTCTGCTACTAGTCCTGCTACATGAGCAATAATAAAATCAGAAAAAGCAGGTGGTAAATTATCATAAGCAGAATAGCCCATTTGAATTGCCTCCCAATCACTTCTGAAATCTTTTTTACAAAGTTCAAGATTTACTTGAAACTCTTCAGGTTGTAATATTCTTTCTGTTAATGTTAAAGTTCCTGTTGGAGTAAAATCACAAGTAGCATCTTTAATGATATTAGCATCAGTTGCTCCTTTTTTAATTACCTCTTTGTACTTCACATTAGGTTTTACTTCAATTCCACCATTCTCAATAGTAGAACCACTCAACAATGCTGCAGCTATGTATTTACCTGCAAACTGACCAGCATACGTTGTAGTTATTGATGTTGTTGTTGCCATTTTTTTTTATTTAATTAATTATTAGCTATTTTACTAAAAACTCTATCTCTTATAGTTTCAGTTCTTTTTTGACCAAATAACACTTTGTTTGTTTTCTGAGTTGTTTCAGGATTGTGTTTAATTGGCTCTGCTTTTTCTTCTTTAGTTTCAGCAGTCAATTCAGTAACTTCTTCTATCTTCTCTTCTTTTGATAGTTCAGTAGTTTCTTCTTTAATTTCTTCTTGAGTTTCTTCAGACATTTCTTCTTTAGATTTTAACTCTTCAATCATTGATTTAAGTTCTTCAATAGTTGACTTAAATTCATCTGCACTTACAAATTGAACTTCTTCTTTAGTTTCTTCTTGCATTTCTTCTTCTACTACTTCTTCTTCTACTTCTGCTTTAGCATCCATAATTTCAGAAATAAGTCCTTCTTCTTCTACTTTAAGCATTTTGCCATCTTCTAAAGCATATTCACCAACAGGCAAAGCTATTTGCTCTTCTTCTGTTTTAATAAATACTGCTTGTCCTGACTCAAAAGACTCTGCTACTAGAATAGTTCCATTTTCAAGTTTCATTTCAGCAAGTTTTACAGACTCTTCTGCAAGTTCTACACCTACTATGCTCTTGATTTTATTTAATATTTCATTTGCTTTCATACTACTAATGCAAAAAAAAAGCAATTTTGTTATATTTAAGGAATTTTTATGCTTGTGTTTTACCTATGCCTTGTGCTCCTACACTACCATCACAACATTTACTACTATAGCTTTTGCCATCTTTACATAAACAACCTCTTCTACTGCTTTTAGGTGAAGTTCTACTAGGTATATGAGTTTCTTTATCTCTTCTCTTAGTTTTCATTCTTTAAGTCTTTTAAAAGTTCTTTAATCTCTTCTAGCTTTGTTTCACTTGTATCTTTACTTGCTTGTATTGTAGCTTTATCTGCAAAGTAACCTTCGATTGAAAACCCTTTGACTTTTCCTGTTTTTACAAAATCATTCCAAATCTCAGAATTATTAACTTTCATGCTTATCATCCAAGTACCTACTGGCACTTCTAAATCATATAAAGCAGACTTGTCTTTTTCTTTGTTTTCTACTATCCAACTTTCAACAACAGTTAAATCATTTACTGCTAATTTATGCTCAAGTGTTGCATTGTTTTGATTGCCATTTTTAAAAAATAATTCACTTGCTTTTCTAACTGTATCTGCACTAAAATATACATAAAACTCTTCTTCATTGTTTGTTCTATATATTGGTTTATTTGGTATCAGTGCTGCTCCCATTAGTATCTGCTTTTCTTCATCTACTTTTGCAAGTTTAATTTCTTGAGAATTAAGAGCTATAAAATCACTCTCTATTGCAGGACTTTCTACGATTGAAACTGCTTCAATTCCTGTTACCTCATTTTCTTCATCTAATAATAATTCTACTATATTCATTTTTTCTATTTTTAAAAGGTTGCTGTATCTATTATGTTATTGTCTAATGATTGTGCAGAAGTTACATCTCCTGAAACTACATAAGTCTTTATTGGTGTGCTGTTGCTTTGTCCTAACGCTGTGGCGACTTGATTAAAGCCAGATTGACCTACTACATTAAATGCAGGTGCTTGACTTTCTGCTCCTGTGCTTGTGCTATATGAAGGACTTGTAGAACCACCACTAGAACCACCTTCAAATTGTGTTGATGCAATTTGTTTAACATTTAGTAAACCACCAGTAACTGCTGCTGCTGCTGCTGCAATACCTAAACCAATACCAACAACAGGAATACCTGCTAAGGAATTATATGATGCAGTAGCACTTGCATAAGTATCTATTAATGCTTGTCCTATACTAGCTGCTTTCTGTACTTGAAATGCTTTCTTTTGTTCTTCTTCACTTTGACCTGCAAATAATTGTGCTAAATTTGAAATAGTTGTTAATGTGTTTTTAACTCCTGCTATTTTCTTTTCTCTTAAATCATTATTATATTCTTCTTCTTCTTTTGCTATTGCTGCTGCTTCATCTGCTGCTTTTTTATCTGCATCAATTTTTAATAATCTATACTTTTCATCTATTGCTGCTATGTCTAGTTTCTGTTGTTCTTCTAATTGCTTTTCTGCTTCAGCATTACCAACTGCTAACTCATATGCTTTGTCATATTTAGCTACTAAAGAAATAATTTCTTTTTGATATGCATTTGCTTGAACTTCACTTAAAAACTTAAATAGTTCATCTTCTTTTTTAATTCTTTCATCTATTAGCTTTTGCTCTTCTGCTGCTTTAGCTTTAGCATCTGCTGCTATTTGATTGTTAATAGTGTTTAATTCTCTTTGTAAAGTTCTAGCTATATTGGCTCTCTTTGCTACTTGCCTATTAACTGCTGCTCTAGCTTGTGCCTCTTTGTCTAAGTTTTCTTTGTTACTTCTACTAAATGTATTTTCTAACCTTTGTGCCTCTGCTCTAAATTTAAGTGCTGTAGTTTCTCTGTCTAGTAATTCATCTTCTAAAACTTGTGCCTCAAGTAATGCTGCTTTTCTTTCTTCTGCTGAAAACTCATTTTCTTGTCTTGCTTTTAATCTTAATTGTGCAATTTCACTTTCTGCTTTTGCTCTATCTACTAATAGCTTTCTTTCAATTTTATCTGCCTTTGCCCTCATGTCTGCTACTTTAGCAGCTAAACCCATTTCTTTCACCTGTTCATCTATAAACTCACCTACTGCATCTTTAGCATCACCAAAAGCATCTGTAACACTTTCAACACCCCATAAAACTTGCCCTGCTTGGTCAACTGCAACTTTAGCTGCTTTGCTAAACTCACCTTCAAATACTAAGCTAACTGCTTCAGCTAATGTTGGTAATAATGTTAATATACCATTTAGTCTAGTTAATAGATTATTTTTAATTAATTCCCCTAATTTTTCTAGTGCTGCTTCAGGTTGTTCAAATGCTTCAATAAGTGCCTCACCTAAGTCTGCTAATTTATCTACTAAATTGCCAACTAAAGCACCCATTATTGTAGTTAGCTTATTAAACTTGTCTTGTCCTTGCTCACTACTTGCAAAAGCAGCAGCAAGAGATGCTAGAACTACAACTAAAGCACCAATTCCTGTAGATACAATAGCAAACTTCATAGACTTGAAACCTAAGTTTACTGCTTTGATAGACTTTAAAGCACCTGTAAACCCTGAAATCATACCACCAGTAGCTCTGTCTGCTACAGATGTACCTCCATCTAGACTACCTTCTGCTTGTTTGCTTTTCTTAGAAGTGTTGTCTATCTGCTTGTTTAGGTCTTTTACTCCTTTTTGAGCTCCTTTTGTATCTACTGTTACTTTATAATTTACTTCTTTCATCTTCTAATTTTTTAACATAAAAACCTTCTTTAACTGATAGAGCTAATTTGTTAACT